CTCTTACAAAGAGGAGGAAAAGCCATGCAGCGCATAAAAACTCCTCTTCATAGAAGCACAGAGCGTACAAAGCTTTTCTTTAAAAATATCAAAGCTAATAACCTGTTGAGAATGCCGCCGTTACTGGATTAGTAACAGCTGGACTTATATCCAACATCAAAATAAAGTCAGTAATTAAGTAATTCATACGACCGTTAATTATTCTTTAAGACAGCTATCCCGGGCTTACCCTAATTATTAGCTCATCAATCAATAAACAAAAGGAAAAACGCAAGAAAACCATAGACAAAACACCTATTGAGATAATTTTGCTATGGCACGGGCTAATAATGTTGATTCAGATAATTTTTCTTCTTCAGCTACTCTTTTTGATTCCAATTCAGCAGCATCTTTCATGAATTTAGTTTCTTCAAAATAATCTTCTTTTTCTTCTTCTAATTCTTGAATTCTAAATCTCATCATTTCCATTTCTTTAATAATTAATGGATATTGCTGAATATAATCTTGTAAAACTAAACTTGCAGTTAAAACCGAATTAGTAGCAGTAGGTAATTCAACTATGGTAATATTAGTGTTACAACCAATATTAGCAAGAACACCATCTGAAGTAAATTCAACACTAGCATTTTTAATATCTGAAACATCAACGACTACAACTGTAACACCACCAGGATAACCAGATTGATATACCGCAGCATCTGTAGCCACACTGATTTTTCCTGGAGTAGCATTATTAGGTGAAAAATATGTATTATTTAATGAGATACCTGTGCCAACTAAATTTGTAACCATTCTTTGTCCTGATACAAAAGTAGCTGCACCCCGCCATTCACTAGCAATAACTAAATATGTACCACGTTCAGTAAAAGTTAAAATAGATTTATTTGGAACTTGATTATCTATTTTCATTTTTAATTTACCATGTTCATTTACATGTATAACATTTTCAAAAGGATTATAGGTATCACCTGTAAAATCCAAACTAAGAAAACCTGATTCAGGTACATATGATGGAGCTAAACTAGGAAAAGATAATTGTATTTTATATGATATCCACAATTCACCAATTTGTGTTCCAGCTGATGAAGCTAATCCATCTGTAGCTACACTAACTACACCCCAATCATAAAATTGAGGATCAGTCAAACCTGATAATGAATTTGATTTAATATAACGATTAGTAATAGGGGTTACACGTTTGTCACATTCAATAGGATGTAACATAGATTCATATGGTGCACATGATGTTGTAAATTCATAATTTTCCATTTCCATACGATTTTCAAAAGGCTGACTTGCTCTTTGTGTATCGTATTGCGTAGATACTATTACAACACCAACTGGACCTGAATTAACGTTTGTAAAAGGGGTACTTGTTGCTTTAAATTCTACAACGGCACCTAGTAATTTATATTGTTGATAATTTGATGCAATTCGACTCAACCATGGAAAAGTATCCGAATTGGCTGGATTTAATTCATATCTAGTTTGAGTAAAATCAGTTCCACCTGACAGTACAACACCTAAATATTCACGATGTGTGATAACAGGATCACCACCACCTGAAAAAGCTGGTGGCCCATTACCCATATTTAAAGATTGTGCTCGAATACGGTAATCTCCAAATCCCATAATTGAACCTAATGTTTTTTGTGCTAAATGGCCTAAACCATTTCCTATAAATCCTCCAATTTTTCCACCAATTGATTTATATTCACCTTTACCTTTTACAATACGTGGTTTTCTTGATAATATTTTATTCACTAATTTCTTTGTACGTTTTTTAGCAGCTTTTGCAGGATTTTTTGCCTTTCGGCTTCCTCCTACACGGATGGTAACTTTCTTCTTTGGCATACTTAACTTTCCTTGATAAATTTCAAACTTACTATCTATATTTAATATATCACTTTTAAAGAAGTGCCCGGCACTTACAAATCCACTTCCTTCGTGACCTGTATATAGTAATGAAAGAAAAGCATCAGTTTTATAAGCATTATCTATTTCTAACATTGTTATACCAACCTCTTCATTTATTTTAAACGTACCATGTAACTTATCTTTATATACACTTCGCAACCACATTATATAATCATTTATTATATTTCTACATTCTATGTTAGCCCATGAATCCATACGTAGCGCACATGCACGCAAAAGATGAAATCTTATATCATCATAATTACTACCATAAAGTAAACTAGCCAAAACTTTTTCAGTTTCAGGTACTGGTAGATACATGTGAAATTCTTCAAAATATTTGAAACCTTGTGAAAGAAAACAAACTTCATTCAATTTTCTAGGTTGGTCACAAGGAGTTTTAGTAGTAACACCAACATTAGACCAAACAATGGCTATATTGGTAGGGTTAAACCACTCAACTACTTCATTTGAACATGTATATGTATTGTCATCTCCATACAATGCTGCTTCAACATGTTTATGGAAATATTCATAATTAACACTTACTTGATATTTTTCTGCTAATATTAAAAAAGCATATGCAAACAAACGATACAAAACCATAGTATTATCAACAATAGTATTTGAAGAACCACTAGGATTACCAGTATGTTTTTGTACTAGATCACCATTGTCCATAACAACATAACTATGTATAATATTATAATAAACATTTCTTAATCTATTATAATTTTCAGGAGTTCGGAAATCAGATTGTAAACATGACCATCTGAAATCCATTTGACCCTCCAATGCTAATTGGAAAATTGAAGCATCATAATCTGATTCATCCAATTCAAAAGCATTAGGATGCTTATTTAAACGAGTATATATTGAATCCCATCCTTGAAAAAATTTTGATATACCTACACATGACCACATTTTGTTTGCACTAGAATAAAACCGTTCATTGGAATCCAAACACAAACGATTACAAGCAACTGACTGTTCAATTGGACTTGCAGTAAATGTTCGAATTTTTCCTTCAATAATTTTTTCTATTGGTCTCATTTCTATTTTTTGGGAACATGTCCAAATGGGAACAGTAATAGGCTTTTCATCCTTAATTACATCCCAAAAATCAATTAATATTGCTTTAGCTGGAGAATTTAATAATTCTGTTTTATTATGGTATTCTAATGAAGCCGGATATCCATTCGATGTAGTTTTATCCATATATTTTATAACAGTTTCTTCATCTAATATGGCAGCATTTCCCATATGAGGTAAGAAATGTCGGGACATCCATTCACCAGCTATATTCCATTTAGGTAATACAACACTTGGTTGTATTTTATCATATTTTGAAAAACTTTTATAACCTAAATCTAAATGACTATAGTTCATTCTATATTTTGTTGGCTTCAGTATGTTTTTTCTTTTTAAAAACATATTAAAACTATGATTAAAAATTTCCTTATTGGATTGTTTAACATAACGATTACATTTACCAATAAGTTTAACTTCACGTTCTAAACAATATTTTTCATATTGCTCAGAATGAAGATCTGCCCCTTCATGCGCCAACGCCATAAAAATATTTTTAGTATAATACTTGGAATAAAAATTGGTCCAAGTTTCTAGCGTCGGCGCGGGGCCGATTAAAAAGCAGGTACACGAGTTGATGGTGTTGTAATTTTTCCAATTACAGCATCAGTAAATGGTGTAAATACATTATCATTTGATGTAGCACCACGATGTATACCAACAACTTTACCATCGGTATTTATAACAGGTGCACCACAATTACCAACATCAGATGAACACCCATAATGTGCAGTTTCATTCATTTCTTCATAACAAACATTTCCAGTAATAGTGGAAGAATCAAAAGAATAACAACCACTTTTCATTTTTTCTTTAGATGAAAAATTAATTAATGCAACTTTAGAACCAGCAGCAATATTTTTTGAAATTTTAGCATTAGGAATTAATGTAAAATTACGACCTTGGGGAAAAAACATTAAATCTCTCCCTATTAATTTTCCTGATTCCATTTTAAATACAGCTTCTTCATCCCCAAATGAAAAAGTTGCTTCATCAACTTTTTCACCAGCAGATTTATTAAATAAATGACGATTTACAAAAATACCATTATTGGCTTTTAAACAATTCATTTCATATGTATTTCTTCCATATTTAGCACATGCCCAACCTATAGATTTACATAAATTTGGTAAATTTTCAAATTTTGGACCATTAACCATTCCTTCTGGCATTTCTTTTTTAACATATTTCTTTTGTTGGACTTCTTTCTTAATTTTTTCTAATTTTGCCAATTTTCTCCGTTGTGCTCGAGTAGTTTTTTTGTTAATATCATTATGAAATGCACCACATTTTTTATCACATTTCGAATTTTCACAAAAAATATAATCTGATGGAATACGAATTTCTTCTTTACCTTCAAAACTATCTCTAGTCCATATATCATATTTTTCTTCATCATCCATTTCAGATTTTCTTCTCAATGTGGATGAATTTTCACCAATATCATAATAATAATCATCATGTTTTTTATCATAAATATTATCATCATGTTCTTCATATCTACCATCAGGTAAGGAATTACTAGAAATAAAAGTTCTTCTCTTTATTTTATCTTTATTTTGGTCATTTTCTTGTTTTTTGCGATTAGAAGTTTTACGTTCTGGAATCTCTTCTTCTTCTGCTTTCTTTTTGGCTGCTTTTTGTTTTTTTATTTCATCACGTAAACTATTTTTTTGTCTATAAAATGCACGAATTCCAAATAATAATGCACCTGTCATTAAAATAATCATAATTAAATTAAACCAAAAATTCTTCTTCTTTAATACATCTTTAACATATATCATTTGTGCTTGTACCCTCTTTCCATTAGCATCAACTTGTCCAGATAATTTATCAAAAACTTCACGAATACCATTATGGGCAGCATTTGTAATATCTTCTTGATCTGCTTTACGAACTTCAGACATAATTTCAATGATATCATCTTTATTACACTCTTTTTCTTCTTTCTTTTTCATCATATTCAAAATAGCATCTTCTTTTACACCTAATTGTAAACTTTTAGCTATTTCTCTTAATTTTTCATCTTCAGTTTTTGGAGTGTTACTAGATATATCTTTAAACATCGCTTGTTTGAAATTATCCATACTTTCCTTTTGTTCATCATCTTTGCCCTGTTTAGTTTCACATTCTATGCTATGTTTTCTTTCTAATTCACTAACACGTGTCAATAAATCATCTGTTGTTTCATGAGCGCCATGTACAAATGATTGACCAGCAAATGGTGTATCACCACCAATCGAGGCAAATTCCGCTAACATACTAGCACCAAATAAAAAATTTTTTACCATAACTAGCAGCGTTCGCATAACTCCATAAATAGTTAAACCAGCACGTAAACCACCTTTATACATCATAGGTAAAGCCAATGCAACTATTAAAAAATCAAAAAATTTTATTATTTTTTCAGTAGATTCTATTTCATCTAACATACCTTCTTGAGTTTCTTCATCAGTTTCTTTTAAGACTTTTTCTTTAGTTTTTTCAAATTTTCCTGAAATCCATGCTCGAATAGCTAATAAAAAACCTATAAAGCATGACAATAAAATCCACATATCTTTTAAAAAAGAAGCACTCCAAGCTCCTTGTGCAACAGCTAAACCTACACCAACAGCTGGTTCTAAATTTTCAACAGCTTCACTAGCACGATTTGCAGTTCTATTGACAGCAATAGCAGCATCACGAGCGGAATTCATAGTAACTTCTATGTTCCCTGCAACACGATTTAAGCTACGCTGAGAATGATCCATATTATATTGTGCTAATTGGATTGTATAAGCAACATCTTCAAATAATTTAATTATATAAAAAGTTACATCAGGAAATATTAAAGTTCCAACAAATAAAGCAGAACCATAACATACATCTGTCCATGTAATACCTTTTTGATGTTGTTCAAAAATATACAAACCAACACAAGCTATTAAAAATGCTTGAAAAAAAATCCAGACACGTTCATACCATTCTGTTGCAGAACGATTAAGTACTGGATAGCCTTCAACCCCAACTGGAGGTTGTTGCTCATATGCTGG